TTTGCCCACCGTAAAAAGGCCCCGACGCACTTTTCAGTTGATGCTAAAAATTAACTGTACCCCCTTGTGAATCCTCACCTAAGATACTTTTCTTAGAGACCAGAACTCCGAAATCGCATGGTTTGATGCCATAACGTCAACGGAATTTCTAATCAAAATGGAGGTCCAAAAAACCCACACCGGCGTAAAGCCGGAATGCTCGCACGCATCGTCTGTGCAATGCTCGCACGCATCGTCTGTGCAAACCCACACCCTCTCCGAAAGCCAATACGACTCCCAAGTCGTGGTTCCCTCGACCAACCAGGAACTGCTCCGCCAACATCGCGTTCCTATCTCCGTGAAACCTCACGTGAGCCACAAGATCATTAACACTGATTATTACACTGTTCGTTCGTGTATTACCACGTTGCCTGGAGGCTTCAAAGTCTCGGCACGTGATGACCATAAGGTTACTACCATCAAGCAACTTGCACAAGACCGCAGGTCTGCTTACAAAGCTAACCAACTCATTCGACAGGCTGAATTGAACACCATTCTTAAGCCTATCGAAGTTTTGATTCCTAAATACAAGACCGAAAAGGAATATCTCGATAGTCAACGCGTTCAAAACCTCACCAAAGAACGCAAGTCTCACGATCGAGCCGGATACACTCTCCGTGTTCTCTGTAAACCACCTTCACGAGAACATATTAATCCGTATCTTGATTTGCTCAAGAATCCTGAACTCACCCACATCCAACGTTTAGATGCTTATAACAACCACCACCGTTGTTCACATAAGCTCCGTTTCAATGACTTCAAGATTGAACAACAGAAGAAGCTCTTAGTTCCTTTCTGCGATCACATCGTAGATGGAAGACCACTTGAAAAGCAAGCCTCTCCCACAAATTCCCAATGCCACCATTGCAAACGAAAATGTGTTTACGAAGTTTATCGACGAGGCTGCTGTTGTAAGATATATCGCTGCCTCTTTTGTAAGTATCAAGAATATATTTACGAAAACATCTCACTCGTTATTTGTCATTGCAATTTTAGTAACATCTACAAGACTCATATTCGCGCCAAACCAAGTATAGTGTTCGAATCTCGTCGCACAACAGACGAGTTTTCTTATGCTTCACTTATAAGACCGAAACAAAACGAATATGCTGTTACTTGGGACCGTAGTGAATACTACGACATTTCCAACACCATTCTTGAATCCCAGATTGCATCTGGACATTGGTTCTATCGTGGACTAATGATCCCCCCTCATATTCCCGAGTACATGACTTTGGCCCGCCACATCTATCTCGGCCAAAGTTTTGGAAATAGTGTCCGTACACCCATCGTTGCTGAAGCACAAGGAGACACCGTCTCAGATGACGGTGAACTTGAATTCTTAGATCACACCAACCAAGAATATCAAGAAGCTATGTATAATCTTACCATGAAAGGTATCAACACGTCGTGTCCCGCACACATAGCAAGCCAATGTTTTGCCCACCACAAAGACATGCAATTGCTACTTGGACACCCTATGTCAGCTGATTACATCAAAGCTCGTAACGTAAGTTACGCACGTGCTCTTGAAATCTTAGATATGCCTCTTGATTCTCCATCTGATAAGGAACCATCCACCGCTGTTCCTTCCGCAAGATCCATCTTTGGTACCGCATATGATCTCCTTTCCTCTCTGCTCAAATCTTCTGTAGATACCATCGTCAATACGCTCCGAAGTATTTCCGATAGCCTTTCCAACTGGCTCATCGATAGTATTTACGGATCGTATCCAGTGCTCTCAAAAGCATTTAATTTTCTTGTTCACATCCGCGACGTTTGTGCCAAATTCATCACCATGATTAAGGAAAAGCCTATTCAGGCTATTGCCCTCATCACAAACGTCGTTACCGCTTTCTATAGCGAAGATACAAACATTCCCGTACTAATCCTCAACATCGTTGCGAACGCCCATGCTCTCTATGGGAGCGATTCGCTATGTATGGACCTAGCCAGTAAGCTTGGCTCAAATATCTACAAAGCTTTCTGGATTAGTTTAGCTAAAGTTTGTTCTCATTTCGTTACTAGTAGCTCCTCAGTAGAAGCCCAAGGCGATGCAGACCATACCGCCTCGTTTCTACTCTCAATCACTAACATTCTAGGATTTAAAGGATCTCTGAAAAGCTTAGGTAATCTCTGTAGAGACTACAACTCCATCTATGTCTCCGCTAAGAACCTTGGCTCTTTTGTTACTCAACTCATTGAATTTATTCCCGCTACCATCAAGTATATCTTTGGACATAAGTCCCCAGCCGTAATGCTCAATAGCAAGTATGAAAACCCTGTACAACATTACAGTGCTTGCGCCATGACTGTCAGACTTAGGTCTGAATTGTGTGTTTCTCAGGAGTCATATCTTGAGGCACGCACTGAATGCAAACGCGCTCGCCAGGCTTTCTATACCTGGGTCGAAGAAACCGCCATAAACATCAACACCCGTGAATGGCAACTTTTTGTTCGACAAACTGAAGAAAACGCTAGTAGACTTTACCGTCCTACTGGCAAAAAGAAGGAACCTTTTGTTATTCTCCTCACTGGACCACCTGGTGTTGGAAAAAGCAATTTGGTTCGCGTTATTGTCGCTGCACTACTCCAATGTTCTTTCGAAGAAGCTGAAAAGCAAACCTTTGTTCGTAATGTCAATTCCGAATACTGGGATCGATACGTAGGTCAGTCCTGCGTCGTTTACGACGATTTTGGACAACACCGCGACGAGCTCGATTACGCCGAACTGTTTTCGCTCGCCACCACTGCTGAATATCTCGCCCCCTACGCTTCAGTCAACGCTGCTGATGCCGATACAACTGGCGTCAAAGGTATGACTGTTTCTCCCAAATTTCTCATCGCCTGTTCCAACCAAGTTGACTTCAAGCCCACCACCATCATGTGCCCAGAAGCCATTCTTCGTCGATTTGACTTCGCCGTCAAAGTCGATTACTTAGGACTTAGAGGTTCCAACATCGCTAAATCCTCTCAGAAAGACGGAACTCTAAATCATTATTGTTTCCAAAAAGTCGATTATGCCCGTAACAACAACGGAACCGCTGAGTACGATACCATCGGTACCGGCGAAGTCGGTCTCACAAGACTGCTCGACACCATCAAGGAAACATACTCCAAGAAACAAACCGTCTCAGAAGTTTTCGAAGCCAACCTCGAAAGCTTTTACTCTGGATATAAGTCTAAGATTGAAGCACAATCAGGTGCTGATGATATCATTTATTTGGCTGTCAAAAAGCTAATGAATGCAAGTATCGTAGCATATCCCATCTCTGCTGCTGCCGTATTTATTACCAACATGCTTGGTGCTGAAAAGTACTACGCAACCACGCTTTCGAACATCCCAACCTGGTACAAAATTCTCGAGAAGAGTCTCACCTCTTTTCTTTCAATCTCGTCAATGTTTTTTACTCTCAAAGCAATTCACACTATGATCTCTCGCAAACTCCCAGAAGCGCAGTCCGTTTCAACTGGACAAGCTCGAAGACAAATGCGACCGCGTGTGATTCGTGCTCGAGGCGATCTCGCGCCTCAAGAAGCTCAAGCTCAAGGACAACTATACGATTGTGTCCTTAAGAAGATTCGTGGAAACCAAGTCGTCATTCGCTGCGTCGACTATCCCAACGCTATGCGTGCCTTGTACATCTCTGGTACGCATATTTTGGCACCTTCACATCTTTTCCGACTTAACAACGTCGATGGATATGTTCCTGACGGAACTATCTATGAAATTGCATGTGCAGACACTGCTCCACAAATCTTTCGTTTTGCTCTAGATGCTCTCCGCGTCATAACTGATACTCGAAATGATGAAAAAGATCTCATCGTTTACGAGCTTCCGCGCAACATCTTTCACGCCCACCCGAAAATCGTCCAATATTTTGCTACTGATATGGACCTGCAATCGCAGACCGAAATAGCACTGATCAAAGTCCATAAAGACTTTTCCTTTGAAACCGGTATTACACGTATCGGCGACATCGACATCTGTTATACCTATGATATAGGTATGGACGGACAGCAATTCTCAATCGTTCACTACTCAATGTTCAACTATGAGTATCCAACCGAACGTGGAGATTGTGGCTGTCCCATCATGATCAGAAATGGCTTACAAGATGGCAAGATTATCGGCATCCACCTTGCCGGTATTCGCGCTAGGAACATTGGTGCCGCAACAGTTATCACACAACAACATCTGTATGCCGCTCTTAATTCCTACAACACCATCAACCCCGCTATAGCCCAACACGAAACCCTGGACACGGAAATAACACCTGCTGAAAAAGCAAAGTATCTTCAAGGTACTATCCGCGTCCTAGGTCACGTCAAACCTGGCTATCATGTCTCTCGCTCACCACTCGTCCCATCCGGATTTCTAGAAGAAGTTTGTGCACAATTTGGGCCTCCCGCTCATTGTCCTGCTATGACTCACTCTGGAGATCCTCGCAACGTAAAGAAAACAGACCTCATGGGTGTCGACAAAATCTGTCACCCTGCTCGAGGTTTTATTCCTGAATACATGGAGTCTGCCTTCTTGGCCCTCCGTGATTGGTATCACCACAAGATCAAACGCAACTTTCGTCTTCTCACTGAAAGTGAGGCCATTAATGGAATCCCAGGCTCCTCAATCAATGCCTTGGATATGACCACTAGCGCTGGGTTTCCCTACCCGGTTTCTGGTGATGGAAAGCGTAGCCTGTTCAAAACGAACCCTGCTACCGGCCTCCTCGAAGTGGCTAGTCCACTTCTCCGCCTGCGTATTGACGAAAGAATGCGCGCCTGGAAGAATGGGGACATGTACGACACCATCTGGATTGACACCCTCAAGACCAACGAATGTCGTCCCGTACTCGATCCCACTCTCATGGAATACGATGCCTTCAACTGGAGAGAACTTCCAGTTAAACGTTCTCGCATGTTTGCCATAGGTCCCGTCGACTACACGATCTGTGCTCGAATGCTTTTTGCTGACTACATCTCATACATTACAGACAATCGCTTTGATCTCCCTACAGCTGTAGGACTCAATCGCGGTTCCCTCGAATGGAATCTCATGTCAACAAAACTCATTCAAGGCTGTAGCGATGTCGGATTTTCTCTCGATTATGAGGGATTTGACGGCACCGTTCCAGTAGAAGTCGGTGATGATTTTGCCGATTCTGCCAATGAAGCCTATGCCGATAACCACACTGTCGAAAGATGTGTGGCGGTCGCTGAGCTTTACAACGCTGTTCATGAAAATGATGGCTTTTTGTATCAAACCCTGGGTTCCAACCCCTCAGGTCAACCTTACACTACTTACTATAACAACCATGGTAATGCCTTCTATTTTCTCTACGCTTGGTGCTGTGTTATGCCAACCAAATACAAAGATCCAACTAACTTTCGTCGCTACTGCAGATTAGTCTGCTATGGTGATGATTGTGTTTGTATGGTGCACCCCGAAGTACAAGAATTTTTCAATTTTCGCACTTTTAAGGGATGTATGGCTACACTCGGTATCAAAGTCACGCCCGCCGATAAGGGAGACAAAGAGTACGAGTTGCAACACCTCTCGGAAATGTCTTTCCTTAAGTCTCAATTCCAGAAGAAAGGTACCTTCTGGGTTCCAGTAATGGAGCGCAAAGCACTCCTCAACCAACTTTACTGGAAATCCCGTACCTTAGACGACCACCTCGCCTTTCAAGACAACGCTAATTGTGTGCTTTACAGTGCACTTTTCTTTACGAAACAGGAATTTCTCGAAATTAGACGCCGCCTACTTAAGATTAAGCCAGACGCCAAATTGATCACCTATGAGGTGCTCTGGCAACTTTTTCTTTCCAATGGCGTCATCGAAAATGACGAAAATTTCTTTGGATTCTCTCGACCCCCCCTTCGGGCTTACGCTCAAGGAGACAACAAACCATATGCGTATCAAAATGATAAAGATAGCGCCCGGGTTTGTCAAACCAACATGTCGGACTCAGTCAACGTTTCCCAATCCAACCAGGGTGTTACCCTAGTTGAGCAAAATGCAGTACAAATCATCCCAGCTCAGGACGGTTTTACCATCACAAAAACCGAAAGAGCACAGCGTCACCTTGGTGAAAAACCATGGACGCTTGA